ATCGTTTGTTTGCCATTAGGATATTGGATAAACGTATGCGGTCGGTACTTGCCCAAAGGTAATTCTTGCAACGCGACTTGCCAAGTCGTACTCCCAGCCAATTACTTGATAACGCCCATTTTGATAAGGAACATAATCTAGTTGCGCTGGTGTAAAGCCACTACCAAACGAGTTGCCTTTGCGTCTAAATGAACCCTCTAAACGATAGCTTAAAGCGTTGTATAAAGATAGTACATTTCGAGCGTAGCAATCGCGCAAGGTTGGCGAATAGCCACCCAAAAGCGCTTGGTTTTCAAACGAAATGTTTGTTTGCGTATAGGTAAACGTTCCGTTTGCGTTGACTTGAAAAAGAAACGTAGAGGTCTGGTAATTGTTGCTATTTGAATCCTTTAGAAAAACCTGAATTTGTACGTTTGCCTCGCCTGTGTAGTCGTAACCATTTAAGGTAATTGTCACATTTCTCTGCGTGCTTGAAATTGTTGTAACCGATACGTTCAATTCGGCGCTTGGCGGTGGAGGATTTCCGGATAAGCTACTAACAAGAATAAAAACAGAATCAATCGTAAAGCCAGCTGCAGAAACAAATTGACGCTGGTATGCTCCGGTAACTGTGCCGCCCGAGAAACTTAGAGAATTTGCGCCTAAGGTGTCAGTTAATCTGTTTACTTGCGTCACCGCACCACTTGGCTCTTGGATAATGTTTGGAGTCGAAGCAAGGGATTTTTCAACAAAAACAATGGCTGGCAAATCGCCAATTTTAAGCCAGTTTTTTGAAGCAGTAATGCAAAGGTCGCTAAATACCAAATCGTCCTCTCGGATGCTAGTATATTCACGCGCTGTTTCATAAACCTTTTTTACTTCGCTTGGATTTCTGACGCCTTGAAAAACAGGAATAATTTTGGCGCTTGTCACAACTAACTTTCCATCCAATCGGTCTCCAAAAAACTTTAATTCAATCGACAAAAAACCTGCAGTAGGCAATACAAAACTTGTAAGTTTTAATTTTCTAGTTTGGTTAGGTCCGTCAGCATAAAAAACAAAAGCGCTATAAGTTTCGCTCCAATCTAAAATGTTAAAACTACCAACAATGGCTGTTTTTAAATATCTAGTAGTTCCTGTAGAATCAACGTGTTTAACTGCAATTCCTAATCCACTAGAAGCAATTATAAAATTAACGTCAACTTCTAATTCAAGACTTAAGCCAGTAAAGTCTAAAAATACAGGCTTAGAAGTAATTGGCTGGTCGGTTTCGTCTCCGTTTGCCATAAAACGAATATCCCAAGAAACTCCTTGTTCGTCGTCGTAACCAGTTTGCGAAGGGATATTGTTAGGGAAAATTTGAATAGGCGTGCTGTCCGGGTCTGGCGTTACTGTCCAATCAACTGGCTTGTAAGGTCCTTCCAGATACCAAGAATTTTCATTAAAATTTTCTCCATTAGCAATAATTGACTGACCTAAACCGCCTTGAACTAAGGTTAGTTTTTTATATGGCCTTTGATACTGCAAAAGCTGGTCAGCATTTACAGGAATCCAGTCCGTGTCAACTTTGTCTTGGTCAGCAACTACCTCCAAAGCGGTTTCGTTGCTGCTGCTAATTACCGCTAACGTGTCGTAATTGTGTAAATAGGTTGTCGTCGTGTTTATGTTTCTGCCAATCGCTCTTTGTATTCTCCATATAGCATTTGATTGAAACAATACCCAGCCAAAAGTTTTGCATATTTCAGCAAGAAACTCAAAAGCGTTTAATTGAATTTGGTCAAATGTACCTTTTTGGATTAGCAAATTTTCGCCAGCAGATTGGTTAAAAATAGACTTGGTGTTGTCCATTACTAGACCCTCATATAGGTCGTTACAAACCTGCACGTTTAACTCTAAATCTAAACTATTAAGCTGGTTAAATATCAACGTTCCCAAATCGGTATCGGCACTTGGCCCAGTCATCTGAAACTCTTTTAATTGGCCAAGTCCGTCCGTTGCAGTTAAAACAACCGGGTAAGGAGGGTCTTGGAATGGCTCGCCAGTAATATCGTTTAATAAATAGCCTTTAAAAACAACATTGCCATCAAATTTGTGAATTACTAAAAATTCTCGGTCTGAGTAGCTAAAGAAACTGGTAAAGTCGGTGACGTCAGTTGAATAAAACGAGACGGTAAGCGTGCTTGACATAATGCTGGACGTAATGTCCTCATTGTCCTCTCGCTCGTAGGTATGCACCGCTGGAACGTCAGTTGCAATTAATTCCGTAGAGGACCCTACAAAGTTGTCTTGGTAAATTTCTACGACATTGGAATAATTATCAACGTCTTTGAAAGGAATCGTGTATTTTAAACCGTATGCCATCGTTTAGAATTTTCTCGCTCTTGTTTTGTTTGCTCGGTTAAGCGTACCAACTAGATTGTCGCCGCTGATTGTAAAGGTAACATTTCCGCCAAGCATATTTTGCAATTTAGATAATGGCGCAATTACTTCCGGATTAGTTCTGGCGCCGGTATATTCACCAACAAGCGCTGGCGTTGGTCCAGAAACGATGCCGCCGCTTGCGAAAGGAATAAGACCGCCTAAACCTCCACCACCTAAACCTTTAAATATGTTTTTAAATCCGCTCGTACCTCTACCAAATCCAGATAAACCGACCCCACCAAGCAAAATGTTTAAAGCAAATGCTGCCGCAGCAGTTGCAGCTAATTGAATCGCCATTCTTTTTAATCCATCCAATAAAGATTGAAAACCAAATTTACCAGTTTCAAACATTTGATTAAATGAATCTGCAATCATTGGCCCAAAAATTGCGCTAATTTCTAAACCCAAAGCCTTTTGTTTTTCAAATTCGGCATTTAACAATCTTGCTTCTTCAATTTTCTTTTGGTCTTCCTCGCTAGTTTCTGGAGGCGCAATGTTAGTAATATCTAATTCAAAAGTTTTTTCAATTTGTTGCTTTCTTAATCCAGCTTCATAAAGTTTATCCAGATATTCTTTTGTTGCGTAGGTAATATCCGTAAAGGCTAATTCATAGCTTTTAGCAAGATTAGAAATTTGCTCCTGTTCTTTTTTTATTTGCTCAAGTCTTTGCTTTTCCGCTTTTTTTCTGTCCTCAATTAATTTTTTTTCCTCCGCACTAACTTCTTTTATCGCATTACCAGTTTTTTTGGTCGCGCCAGCAAGCAATTCCTCGGAAGCAATTTGCTTTTTTCTGTCGTTGACGTAAGTCTGGAATAAAGCTTTTGAGTCCTCTACCGTATGCCCTAAACGAATCATCTCGTTTAGGAATTTAGTTTGTGACTCGCCAGCAATCAATGTAGACAAACTCAAACTATCAAATTGAGTAGCTACGTCTTTAACGGTTTTTTCTAAATCATCAGTTGAATCGTTAACCCTTAAAAGGTAAGTTCTAGCCTCCTCTGACGATTCGGCAATCGTTTTAAATGGATTCATTAACTCCACAATTTCAGCGAAGTTTCTAAACGTAGAAATTACGTTATTCAAATCCTTAATAAACCAGTTTATAAAGCCGCTGGAGGAATCGCCAATGTTTTTAAATAAAGCAGTAACGTTATCCTCTAGGTTTGAAATGGCTCCACCAGTAGTTTTTGAAATAGCTTCCATTGAACCAGCAACGCCTTCGAGGTCGCCAAGACTCAATAAGTATTCTTGTATTGCCTTATCTGATTTTTGAACCTCAGTAGTAATTCCTTTAAAAGTAAATTGAACTCGGTCGCCTTCGCTTTTTGCCGTAACTCCAAACTCTTTAAGACGTTCCATTTCGCCAGTCTGCGCGTCAAGAATCGCCTCGACTAATTGGTCAAAAGATTTACCGGTAGACGATGCCAAGTCTCCCAAGTTTCGCATTTGCTCCATTGTAGGGACAAAGCCGCGGTTGGCTAACTTGACAAAAGAATCTGTTAATTCATTGACTTGAAAAGGAGTTGTACTTGCAAAAGTAACAATTTGGTCCATTGCCGCTTTAGCAGCAGAATTACTACCTAGAGCGGTTGTTAAAACCGCTTCCATCTTTTGAAATTCCGCGGTTGTATTTATTACTTGTTTACCAAAATTAATAAGTTGGTCAACTGCAAAAACGCCAGCCAAGGTTTTGCCAACCTCGGTAAATGCGCCAGACATTTTTTTAGTTGATTTAACCGATTCCTCGTTTGATTTAGTTACGCTTTTGCTTACGTCAGCAACTTCCGATTTTAAATCGGTCATTGCTTTATTAAACTGCTTTAGTTGCGCGACAATGTCAACGTTTAATTTTGCGCTCATTGTATCTTATTAGTTATCGTATCAAAATTGGCTTCTTCTTCAAATTTAAGGTTTTGCCATTGTAGTCCAATTTCGTATGCCTTGGCCTTCTCGGCTTCGGTCGGAATCTTAACTGGCTTGGCATCCAAAAGCGGAATTTTCCAGTACTTTTCTGGCTTCCGGATTAGGTCGCTTTTCCTAGTTACGTTGACGTTATTAAGTTGAACCCATAAAGACCTAAACAAATTCTCCTGCTTGCTTTCGCGAATCTGGTGACCGTAGGCAATCGACTGGTACTCGGCAAAGGACATAAAATAAAAGGAGTCAGGTGCAAGACCCAACTCCCCAATGGCATAATGCCAAATGTCATTAAAAGTTACTTTTTTTTTGCGGCTTCTTGCGCTGGATATTCCACTTGAGTAATTGCTGACAAGCCAAACATAATTGTTTGCATTACTTTTCCAAGTTCCTCCGGATTGCTAAAGTCAACCCAGTCAATAATGTCCTCGTAGGTTAACGCAAACTCTTTGTCTTTGTAAATCGCCTCCACGTAAAGCGCGCAATAAATAAACTTTGCAATGGATTTAATTTGCCCAACGCCCGGCGTTGTAAGTTCCTCAATCGTCGCTTGGACGTCGTAACCTAGCTTTTCGCTAAAATGGATTAAGGCACCCATCCCAAATTTAAGAGGATAGGTGCCGCCATTTATTTGAATTGTTGTTCTACCTGTGTAATTCATGCAGGCAAGTTAGCAATTTTTAAGTACTTGCTGGAACAACGGTTGCTTTTAGTAAAGGACCTTTTCCAGTAAATTCTACGGAGTAGGTTACCGCTGCTTCCATTTCAGCACTTACGCTAATTGATGCAACGCTTGCGTTACCGTAGAATACTAGGTCTCCAGTAATGTTGGTGGTGAATTTCAAAGCAACGACAGAACGACCGCTCAAAAGCGTGTAAATGTCGCCGATGTTGTTTACGTCGTCAAATGCAACAAGTCCGTCGGTAGAAACAGTCCAATCGCGAAGTCCTGCGATGTGGTCAGCCCAGCCGCCGTCGTCTTTGCAAGTTGCGTCTGCAAGGTCAACATTTACAGAAAGTTCTGAAGAAGTAGCGCAGCCAATCATTGTGTTACCAAGGTAAACATTGAGTAGCGTGCCGTTAAATTTGCCAGTAGTAGCCATATTTTTGAGCGTTTAATTCTATTTTTTTTTAAAAATAAAAGGTTGTTAAATAAATGCAAACATATAAATCAATCCTTTGGCTTAAACATTTCGCATTTTGTTCCGCACGGCGCGCTTGGCTCTTTGCTAAAATAACTTTGCCAATCGCCTGCTGGTATTGTGTATCTCAAACAAAGGCTTTTTAATTTGCACCTTTGCGGTCTGCATTTGGTAATATCTGCCATCAAGTATAAACTAAGAAATTGCCGTCTTGGTCAATTATTTTTTCAAATAATTCGTCTACAATAAAGCGCTCGGCAGGTAAATCGTTTGCGTAAAGTTGACCAACTCCTGTAAAGCTTACGGAAAAGCTTGCTGCGCTTTCCATTTCTCCGGATTGGCTTAAAGAATCTAGCATTGCCAGACCAAGTAAGTTGTAATCTGTTTCCGAGCCAATGGATAACCAGACGCGTTGCCTGTTTTTAAAAACCTCAAAAAGGTCCCCATAGGAATATCCGTCGTAAATCGTAAGCGCATCCGAGGACAAAGACCAAGAACCTATTTTGCTAATGTGGTCGGCAAAGAATCCGTTGGCATTTGATACGGAATCCAGCTGCTCCATTTCAATCGACAACTCGTAAGCTTTAGCCTTGGCAATCATTTGCTCGCCAACTAAAAC